CATCATAAGATGATTTTGGATAAAACAGTTTATTTGTTTGAGTTGATGTCATCCTAATTGTTAACTTGCCATTAGGAGCATCTATTGTAATTCCGCCTGAAGGCGAAGTAAGAGTAAAAGCTAATTTAGATCCGCCTTTTGTGTCACGGACCTGCATTTTTGCGGAAGCGCCAGTAAGATCAATCGCATCTCCATCTGAGTCTTTATATTCAACTATAAATGTAAATGTTGCGTTTTGATCTACTTCGAAATTCTTTTGACCTGCCATTTGCTAGTACTCCTAAATAGGAAAACTCCTATGCTTATTTTAGCACAGGAGCCGTCCTAATCGTATATTAAATTGTATTAATTATTTGGTTGTCTTAAAGCCAAATTCTTTATTACTTGGGCTAAGGGCCTTCAAAATTACTGGAGCAATAGCGGCAATGCCACCCATTAGCAAATCTTTTGGATTCGTATTTCCAGTCATGTATAAAGCCATTGCGGCTGAAAGAAATGCTCTCGCATATGTTCCTAGCGCTGCTAAAATTTCCTCTGTCATTGTAACCTTTCCATCATCGTTTAGATCTTTTTTCATTTGATCCTCCATTTTGGGCGGGGTGCCCAGAATTTTGAGAGTTTCCTCCCAATACTATTATTCTACCATTAGGCAGAAATATCTACAAGTTCGCAGTTGCCATCAGAACTACAGGCAAGCGTAGCGTTTGTAGAGGTTCCATCTTCTGTCTCATAAAAAGATAAATCTTCCCAACGAATGTTGTTGGGCATTTTTGATACAAGCTCGTCGTACTCTTCTTTAGTTGCTTCCTGATATGGAGCTTGCTTGTATGAATGATCTGAATGCGGCAGGAACGAGATTCCTGAAACTTCATCAAAGTGTTTGTAGACCCATGCTCCAACTTCCATCCATTCATCTTCTTTTACAGATACAGTAATAGATGGCTTATGCTCACACCAAGCACGCTGATATACTAACCAAATATTTAAATGTTCAATTGCGGTGAGATCATTTCTTACAATTGCTCCTTGTGGAGCCTTTACTGGAAATGAAAATACGTATGTATCATTTGGCTTCATTACATCGTCTTCTACTGGAATCCCCACCTCTTTTAAGAAAGCAGAAATTGGATCACCCTTAGAGCCACGAACGGTTCTAATGTAATATGGAGAATGCCATGCATGCATTCCTGAAGATACCCCGACCAATTGAGATACTGTTCCAGAAGGTTTTACGCAAGTAATTGCGGCAGACTCTGGAATCCCAATTTTCCCAGACTCTTCTTTGTTGACTTCTCTAGCTTTATCACGCATAGACATTAAAAACACTTCAAGTGCTACCAAATCTTCTTTGCCTGACATGAACTTATGTCCAAATTGTCCTGTTAAAGAAACCCCAAGCAGTCTTTCCTCTTCTGTATTGTCTTTCCAAATTTTGCGGAGATACTTAAAGTCTGTAAGTGTAGATTGCCATGTGCCAAGTATCGTAGCTAGCTCTACTTTTCTTTGAATATCCTTTTTTGTATCCTCTTCACGTAATACGACTTCTGAAAGATTACAAAACTGATAAGGTCTAAGAATAATTTCTGAACAAGGGTTCGTTCCGTAATGAATGTCTGGATCTCTGCGACCAAACTTTGCGGCCTGTGCTTGAGCTGCTGCAACATTGTAAATTCCACGCTCACCTGACTTTGAGTCATATAAAGATTTCCATTCTGCAATAAATTGTTCCATTTCTGGTTTGCGTGAATACGCAACAGAGTTATTAGACAAGGCACGCTGTGGGCTGGCCTCCCACCAATTGCCTGATTTAGCTTGCGCCATTTCAATATCATTTATATTTGAAAGAGAAATCATTGCAGAACGACGAACTCCTCCAACTACAACAACTTCACCAATCTTGCACATTATGTCATGGCATTCAATTGGCTTTAAATTTCTTCCTGTAGCATTCTTAAACTTAGCAATTGTAAAATCAAATAGGTTGACTAGTGGTTGTGGTCCAGAGGATCTTCCGCCCATTGTCTTAAGTCTTGCTCCTGCTGGTCTTACTTTAGATACATCAATTGCTGGGATTTGTCCAGACCAGAGCAATGCAAGCAATTCACGATAAGCTTTTGCCCAACCCTGCTTTGAATCTTCTACAGTAATTACTGTTGTTGATTTTTCAAGTGATTCTGGGACGGCAGGAAGCTTATTGATGTACTTATACTCAACAGAGAATCCTACTCCTGTTCCACACATAAGAATATACATAGTCTCATCAAATGATCGTGGAGAATCGACTGGAAGGAATGCACAGTTGTATCCTGCAACATTATCTCTTTCTAATGCAGCACCTGAAGTCATAACAGATCTCATTGATGGCATAACGTTTCTATTAAAAACAAATTCTTTTAACTCTGCAACTAATTTTTTATCTGGTGTGTACCCATGTTGCTTATCTAGTGAGTTTAGCATAAAGTCAAAGTATCTATCTACTGTCTCACCCCATGTTTCACGACGATTTTCTTCTGGCATCCATCTTGCATAGCGAGACAATGCGATAAAGTTTTCATAGGGATTTTCAATAGTTCTTGACATTTTCTGGTGACACCTTTTCTTCCGCCTTACGGATTGATTAAATTTGAATGAGGTCTAAGTGTATCAAACTTTATTTTAGTGGGGAAGGGGCTAAGAGAATTTTTTAAAAATATGTTCAAACCTTTTATTGGTCAACTGGTCCCAATCGTACTCTTCATGTATCTTAGTCGACTGAGCATAATAGTAACCAGCATATGCTTTAAAATTTAAAGATACTTCTCGCATTAATTGAGCTAAGTGTTTTTGATCTGGACGAAAAACTTTTCCATCATGAAAAGACCAGGGGGAATCAATTACATCTGATTTTAATTTCAGTGGACCAATAAAATTTTTATAGTGACACCAATCATAAGTAGATATAACTGGCATTCCAGTAGCAAGTGCCTGCAATGGAATAAATCCAAAGCCTTCTCCGTATGTAGGATAAATTAAAACATCATGTTGATGGTAAAGATCAACCAATTCCTGCTCGCTAAGCTTTTCTGTAATAATATTAATATTGTTATATATCTGATCTGGTAAGCCTACTATATTTTTATCTATGTAGTTATTATATATTCTAGTAGTATTATGAGTATAGACTTTAATAGTTAAAGAGTACTTATGGTTATTTCCAAATAATGAAGTAAAGGTGTCCACTACCATCTGTCCCGCTTTTCTTGGTGCTGGCTCTCCAATGTGAAGAAATCTTATAACTCCATCATCTTTTCTTTTTCTTGGTGTCCAGACAGGATCAATTCCATGCGGATAAACTTTTACATTTGGTATCCCATTGTTTTCAAAAACATCTCTGCACCAGTCGGAGGTTGTCCACACTTCGTCACACTGTAACATTATTGGTTTCCATTCACTTGGAATCTTTGTTGATTCCCATGGAGTATAACTAATTTGATACTGATCTTTATTAAGTTTAAAATAAACTGGTTGTGAGAAATTTAGCTGCACAGGGGCATTTGGATTATTAACTTCTACATTATGACCTAATCTTCTTAAAGATTCCATGATTTTAAAGCTCGCATGACCATAGCCATTAAAGATTTTTAAGTTATCTAGTGGTGTTGAAAATGAAATATCCATAATAATTCCTAGTTGACTGACTTGACAGTAACTTACTGACAATGTTAAGATTATAGTTCGTTATCTCTAAAGGAGGAAATGCCAATGGAGAATATAAAGCAAAGGCTGAGCGATTTTGCCCACAGTACGACTGTAATAGTAATGATAACATTATTTCTATTTACAAACAATACCGTGGTCCCCGCTCAAGCTTTAAAAGTACAACCAAAGACAGAAGTACAACTTAAGCAAGAAACCTTAGAGAAGTACAGCAATACTGTTTATAAGCCTTCAGAAAAGCTTTCAGACATTGAATTGAAAGAACTACTGGCAGCAGTAGGTTTTGAAGGTAAAGCCCTTAGAACGGCTTGGGCCATTGCAAAGACGGAGTCCAGTGGACGCCCTCTAGCATATAATGGCAACAGGAATACTGGAGACAGTTCCTATGGAATTTTTCAGATCAACATGTTGGGAAACCTCGGTGTTGCTCGTAAAGAAAAATTTGACCTGAGATCTAATATTCTATTATTTGATCCAGTAATAAACGCAGAGATAACGTACTATATGACCAATGGCGGAACTAATTGGTCAGCTTGGAAGGGTTTAACCCAAAGAGCGAAGGAATTTTATTTAAAATTCCCAACTACTCAGAAGTAGGAGAAAATGCGTAGGATACAGCAAGTATCTCAATATATAGCACTTTCTG